AGTGTTCTATTTGTATCTCTTCAAATTTTTGCTCGTCATCTTTCTTTTCATCCTGTGAATCGTTGCTTATAACCATTAACTTGTCGTAGGTTCCAAGTTTGTTGTTTGCCTTGTCGGCTGCTTTTGACGTTTCGTCTAAACTCTTCGCATAATCTTTATTTTGCTTGATGGCACGAACATAAGACGTTTTTCCTGAAATTTGCGCGATAAAAATCCCTATTTTTTCACTTGCAAACGAAACTGCGTCTAAAAAGTTTTCAATGGCTCCAGAAAGTGACTCTACCAGAGGAATAAACATAGTTCCAATGCTACGTTTCATGTAATCCAAGGAAGAAGTAATCTTCGTCATTGCAACATTTAATGTGTTGTTTCCATCTTTCAGCTGTGCTACTTCCTTAACGGTGTCTTTAACTGCCGTTCGTAGCTTGTTTATTAATATGTAGACGCTGCGTATTCCTAACCCATATTTTAGAAATAGCATTAACAACTTCTTGCCATTGATATTGAAAATTGAAGATTGTTTGGAAGCTGTCTTTGTGGCAGCGGCAAATTTTTTTATGGAATTTTTTGCCTTTTCCGCAGCCGGAATTGTTTTTTCCAATTGCGATCTAACAGAATTTGCCGCACTGGCTTTATCAAGAGACGCTTTTTTTGATTCCTGTAATTTCAAATTATAGGAATCCATCTGCGACAAGGACAATCTCATTTGGTTATTTACATCTGCCAGATTTCCAGAAAGTTTTTTGTATTCGTCAGTTTCAGATCCTAACTTGAATGCTTTTCCAGTATCTACAAGATCCTGAACCTTTTTCTTAGCAGCATCCAAGTCTTCGCCCACTCGATTAACAATATCGTCTTGTTTTTGTGACGTTTCGTTCAACTGCTGCAACTGACCTTCGAGCTGTGCATACTTTGCCGTATCTTTACCAAGTGTAAACTGTCGTCCGAGCGCAACTATCTGACGCAATTCGTCTTCAGCGTCCATCAATTTCATTTCCCACATGGAGATGTCATATTGAATGCTTGTAAATTGTTTGGAACCACGTTTTCCGCCAGTTTCCAAAAATTTATCCATGCGCTCCTGTGCTTTAATTAGCGAAGCCGCATACTGATCAACTCGTTTTTCCGCTTCTGCATATTCATCCGTCGGAATTTGCTTAACCGCAAGCTCGTTCATCTGTGCCTGAACATTTTGCGCCTTTAATTGAGTGGCCTCCTTCATTTTTTCCGCAGTTGTGGACGCTTTTTCAAATTCAACTGAAAGTTTGCTCACTTCTTTAGAAGCCGATACGTATTGATCTGTTGGAATTTGTGTCGTTTCCAACGCATCTAACTTATCTTGCAATTCCTGTGCCTTGCCAGCAGCCTTACTCATGGAAATCTGTATTTTCTTTATCTGGTCATCAAGTTGTTTTCCTGCGGATGCTTGAAAGGCGCCTGCAATAGTAGATTGCAATTCCTTAGCTGATTTTTTAACGTCAGCTGGTTGAAGTGAAACCTTTAATTGAATGTCGCTATCATAATCCATATATTAACCCTTATTCCAAACAGACTTTATAAACTCTTCTTGTTCATAATCCTCTTCAGTTTTATGATCCCAATTAAAATAATGAGGATTTTCCAATTGAAACTGTCGTTCGTCCTTGGTAAGCTTTTTTCCCTTCAAAATCTTGTTGCGAATGCATACTATATACGAAAACGTGCTTTCGCCGATGGACATATAATATCCCATATAAGTCCACCAATGTATGTATGCTTCTCCACGGGTTTCAAACCCGGCAACCTTATTAATGGCGGCACTAATAATATGTGAATCTTTTTTCCAGTCAACTAATTTTAATGAATGTCCAGCTTTGGAAAATGTTTGACCGCAGTTAAAAAACCAAATCATCTTTTCAGCGGCCTGTTCAACATTTCCTAAAATTTCCAAATCTTTAAGCGTGTGACACTCTTCATAAAATAATATGAGGCAGGATAAAATTCGCTCCTGCCTCTCCATTTCACGATCCGTCAACAATGAGAAGCAGTCCAAGACTAACCTATAATCCCCATTTGCGCGGATATTGTGGTTTGTATTACCTATTCTTAAAAATCTTGGAATTACATACTCGGTCATTTCAAATAATTTGCAATTTTGCCGGACACCTTACTTTCAATTCTTTTATCCATCTTTTGATATTCATCCCGTATATGGTCTCCGAATAACTGTATTAACTTGTCTACAATATATTCAAATTTATATTTTCCATTATACGGATCAAGCATTGTTCCATCTGAGCAGCATACGGATGAAACAGGCGCGTTAAAAATATAGTCGACCAATTCCCTGATCTTACCGTCAATGCTCCCTATATTAGTTGCAAGATCTTGTGAATTTTCTGCAACTATATCAGCGTATTGTCCCGCAAGAGAACGAAACTGTTCATAACTTTCTTGTAATCTTCCCAATATTCCAAGGTCTGCCGTATTGAATTCTAAGATCTTGGAATCATCTCCATTTATTCGAATCCGCTGCTTACGAATTTCCGATAAGTCTATGTCAATTACATCTTCTTTGTTTCCCATCAATTATAACCCTCCATGCCTCATTAATCTGGAGTAAACGTAAAATCATCAGATAACTTGTCTACTGTGCCAACAGTGATGTCATTACTGTAATGAATTTCCAATGGCATGGCAACATAAGAATCTCCTCCAATCGAAGTTGGAATTATGGAACATCCGGAGTGTTTTACAGCTTTGTATCCATTCGTACTATCGCCAATGAATGCGGCTATAATGTACACGGTGAATTTCCCGTTGTACGCCTGAATGTTATTTGATAACATGGCATCCGTCAGGTATGCACTTAAATCACTTCCTCCCATGATATATGCCGGATCCAAGGCTTGCTGCGGTTCCGTCTTATTTACATCCGAATAAGTTATTCCCAAAATATCCGTTGAAGTTTGGATGTCGGGATTAAATTCAATACTTGAATCTTCAACCCGTCTTCCCAAAATTTCACGGCGCTGCGTGGTTGTACCACTTTCCACGGTATCCCATTCCGCTACGGTTATCAGTGATTTACGAGTGGCACGTTCATTAGTTACTAAATTGAGAGCAGTTGACATTTGTGATCCTCCTTTATGTCCAAATCATTTTACTTTCATCCAAGTAATCAACTTGAATCGAAATACTATATTTTGCTAATTGTGGATTTGACCTTGTATCAATTCCATTCAAATTAGGACTGTCGTTCAAAGCACGCACACTTTCCACAAAACAACTTGGTCCAAAATCTGGAAAATTACGAATTTCATTTTGATTATCAATCCAGTCAATTATTTCCTGTACTTGTAAAAAATCTTCCAAATTTTCATTTGATAAAACCGCTGTTGAAATTACTGGTTGATAAGTTACGGACTTAAAATCTATAAGGGTTAACGTATAGCGTTTCCAAACGCTACCATCAATATATGGTTTTTGCAACGCTTTTTCATTCGCCATTGTTATTAATTGTTTGGTATTGTCCCGTATACTTGCAAAGTTAAAATATAGCGGAGTGCCATAGATTTTAGGACACGTCATCAAAAAATCAATTATGGCTTGTTCTTTATCCATACAATTGCTGAGCCCTTCTTCTTAAAATTTCTGTAACTTCTTGCTTGAACACATCTCCCTTATCACGCATCATGGCCTTATCCCAAAATGCCGTAGCAAGTGGATGATAATCAACTGTATGATTAAATTTGGTTCCATAATACTGATACCTTGCATATGGAACGTTTGAACCACCATACTGTACGTAATCTTGTGTTACGTTAGCAAGTCCTGATTGCGACAACGGACCTTCTAAGAACGGAACATATGGATCACACATCTTAGCAAAAACATTATGGACTTCTAACATTGTAGACTTATCTTCTGTTAGCGCATTAAGTTTTGACTGCAAAGATTGTTCATCTATTTCAACCACAAAATTAATAACGGTTGCCATTAAATTCCCTCAACTAAATAATGCGGATAGACTCTACCACTTCCAACATTTAAGGAAATTGCTTCGATCGTAAAACAACCTTGCATATCCTTGTATTTTGAAATAAGGTCCGTCGATCGTTTTCCAGATATATATTCATCAATTTCATCATTAACTTCCCCACGAATGATTATATCCCCGCGTGCAAGTGTAAAATAATTAGACATTAAATCATTTGGAATTCTTATCCACTCATACTTTTGTAAAAAATTAGGATTTTCAGGAATGCGACATAAAATCTTGTTGGTTTCAAAAACCTGTTCTCCAACATTCATAGTCTGCCAAACATACTTCCAAAAAACATTATTAACAATCGTTCGAACCCATAAAACCACATGAGTAATGTCATCTTCATGCTTATTATAAATTGTTATGGTAGTATCCCACCACTTTGGATAACTCATAAAGCAAACTATTCTCCCGAATAAAATCCTCGATATAAAACCTTTCTTCCAAGACTGTTGGTAACTGACGTTAGATATTGCTTTATAATTTTTCCGATTTCTTGACTATAATAATCAAGAAATTGCTGACTGGTTAATATGTTATAGCTAACTGATACTCCGTCGTTGCTTTCGGAAGAAACTATTCCAGAATTTTGAGATGGTGTCTCATCTTCTGAAGTTATTGCAAGTGCCCTATTTTTTGCAGTTATCAACTGAACAAGATTATACGTACATCTTTTTACGGCAGTTGGTAAAGAATCATATTGTTCTGAGGATAGTCTGTCAAAAGTGTACCAATCAATTATTGAACTCGCTTCAAAGCAAACATTGTTGAAGGGAACTTCATCTAACGTTCCACCGTATTGAATATAATCCGTATAGGTAAGATACATCAAAATCAGTTCCCTCCCAACTATATAACTTTACTCGATGTCGCGCTTCTTTCTCGCTGACTTTGAAGATGATTTTAACTCCTGCAATTCCTTTTTTAACGCGGCGATTTCAGAAACCTGTTCAACATAAGCTTTCCTCAAGACGTCCACGTCAGTTGGAATAGCTTGCTGGATCACTTTTCCGCCGTTAGTAACGATGTTATAACCTGCCGCCACGTAATCTTGTGCGTATTGCTTTTTTACCCTCAGTCTTTTATTCCCGCGCTGAACAAAAATTTCTTCCGCCATGGTTATTAAGACCTCGCATAATATGTCTTTGAAACGTCCACGGTAGTGTCCTCGCTATATACGTATTCATTATCGGAATCAAGTTCCACATATCCCTGAGCCTTGGGATTTCCGGACGGTGAAGTGATTTCCGTGAACGTGGGCTGTTTAACGTCAAACTGCAGAGCGTCTGCCCTCTTGTTCAAAATGAACACGTCTTCGTATCTTTCTTCGTAGTAGATGTACTTATTTTCGGAAAGTGCCGTGGGAGAATCCAGCATGGAAGTCTCATAAATTTCGGGCGTAATTACTGCACTCGGATGCACCATAAACATCTGAATATCTCCAGCGCTTGCAACAGACTTGTGACCAACGGTAAAGTCATACATCGTCTGCATAAGCTCCTGAGGAACTGACACAATTTCAATGCCGTCCAATCTGGTTAACCCGCGATCAATTCTTCCCGTATTATTTTGAACGCTGATACTCCGTGTCCACCTGTCTGTATTTTCAAGCATCTGCATGACTTCATGAGTCACGTAGCACATAATGCCAGTAGCTGGAACACGTGCGTTCCGCATCCTTAACCGCATTTCATCAAAGATCTGAATGACATTGGAAGCGGTGACTGCCGTGTTCATAGCCGTCTTTCCCGTATAGCCTTCTGCCGCAACGCTGGTCGTCCAATCGGAGTACAGTTTGGAAATCAGGTAGGCATCTTTTTCCGGGAATTTGTGAAATTGATTGTAAGCGTCTGTAATCCTTCCAATAGTCTGAATGCGTGATTCAGACATATCTTCAGGATGTACTAAGGTAGACCACTTCCTAAAGAATGAAAGAGTCTTAGTCTCCCACGCATTCTGATAATTTCGCTGAGCCAGTTCAATTAAGTCCCTATCAGCGTCGACCGCTCCAGTAGTTTCAATGTTTTGGATTTTTATTGTTTTGGAATCCACCCAACGGAAACGCCTGTCATTTTCAACACTTCTCAAGGCGTTAAAATATAGCTGGTATGGATACGCCATTGCGAGTTCCCGAAGGTAATCAGTGGCGTAATTTAGTGAGGCCATGTTAGTTCCGCCGTTGTTTGCAGGATTTGGCATATATTTATTCCTCCTTCACGCTATTCTTTTCCCGTTTGTGGGATAAAGCTAAAACCAAATGATTCTTTTGGAGCGCTTCCTTCAGAAGTTTTGGATGTGGATGAGGTGAACATTGGTAGCTTGCTTTTGGATTCTGTTTCCGGTTCAACTTCCTTTAAGAACGCATCTTCGTTCTCCGTTCTGTATCCGTCGTCAAATTCATTTACTCCGGTAAGCGACCCCTTTTTTGAAAGCTTCACATCTTCAGAAGATTGCATGGACTTTATGTAGTCTCTTTTCGCAGCCGCGCTTGAAAACTTCTTTGTCGCAGCATATTCCTTTATTGCAAAGTCTCTTGCCTGCTTTGACAGTTTCTCTTCATATGACTTCATGTCATCGGTATACTTACCTTGCAACGCCGTAAGATCTTCGGACACTTTTGCTAACTTTTCCGTATCCTGTCCGGCGCTTTGAAGCTTTTTCTGCACTTCCTTCAAATCGGACTCGCGCTGGGAAAGGGATTCGTTTAACTGCCGAACCTGTTCGTTCTTAGCTTCCAATTCCGCTTCGTACCTTCCTTTGGACACGTATCCTCCCTCTTTTAAGTCCACGAACTTTGCGTCCGCACTTCTTGACTTAAATTCGTCCAAAGTTATTGCCTCGTCATCCTTCCACACTTCTTCAAGTTTCACTCCACACCTCCACATTCTTTTTAAGCTGGTTAACTTGTAAACGCGCATTCTCCAGTAATGCGCAGGAACGGCGTTCTTTTAATGACTTTACGCTGGTCATCTATATAGAACGGATTATACAATCTCCGTTTTTTGCGATATTAAAAATGACTCCAACTTCTTTTTTGCGCTCTTTAACCCGTCAATGTTGTTTTCATTCAAAGCATGATCAAGTAACGCTAATAATGCTTCCTGAGTGGCTTCATTTCCAAACTCAAGGCGATCAAGCCTTGCCCTGTCCCGTGAAAAGTGGTTTTCATGTTTTTCCAATCTTCGTAAAATGTCACCATATACAGTTTGCAATTCAGCAATTTTTTCATTTTGCTGCGCTTCTGGTTTATGTATAGTTGCAATAATTTTTAGAACAACTGCCGTGGCAGCTGCAATTGCAGTTATTAATCCACAAGCTGCAAGAACAAATGTATATACTTGATTCGGTGTAAACATTATGGTGTTATTCACGAAACACCTCCTTTTCTATTATTATACATTCTAATTCATTAAATGTAAACATAATTACCTTTACTTAACAGAAATTTTTTTATATCCTTCAACTTCCATCTTTTTCATTTTTGGCTGCAGTCCGCATGCCTTGGAAAACGCTTTGTATTTTTTCACGGCTTCATTAATTCTTGCTTGGTATTCTTTTGCCAATTTTTCGTCTCCTGCCTTTAGCGCCAAGATTTGACCGTCTTTCGCATACCGCACCTCAGTCTCAATTTTTCGTTGAACCTGAGTACATTCATACATGGTCAAATGTTTTCCGTTTGGAAGCGTGTATCCCTTTTCATTTTTTTCAAGTATTTCTTGTAGCTCTTTGTCGGAATAATTTTGCCGAGCCGCTCCAACAATGATCGAAATGGCAAAATGTCTGCAATTCAACGTTCCAACGGCCCTTTCAAATCCCTTGTAACTCCTGCCTTGAACGTCCTTAAAATCCTGACCGAGCTGCATTTTTTCAAATTCCTTCAGGTAATATTGATGTCCCTGCATTTCAGCGTGATCGGGAGCAGGATTTAAATGAACGGAAATTTCCACTCCGTCAGCGCTAAACTGCTCCCCGACTATGTGCTGCATTTCTTGATTTACGGCCCTTATTCCGTCAAGAACGTTTCTTCGAACGGCCGTGTCCATTCGTTGCGTAAAAAAGGGCTTTTTTCTATTGATCCATTTTTCTGGATAATACTCCACTCTTCTTAAACCACTTGCGGCCAACTGCTTCATTGTACGGCGCATCGCCGTATAATAATCCACAATTCCACCCTGCGATGCCTGTATCGCCTCGTCTACAACAGTTTGATACACCTCCGAAAGAGGCGTTGGCACAAGCGCTGAAGGATTTTTCAAGTCCCTGAGCATGAACGCTTGCGCCTTCGCCATATTTTTATAAGTGTTTGCCGTCTGTCTTGCTATCGCCTTTACGCGACGTTGTAATAACGTGTTTTCTTCAAATGGAATAAATGACTTTTGGCGAAAATCAAAAAAAGGTTTTGTGTCAACATAGTTAAGCTCGGCCACTTTTTCAATCAGCGCTTGAATTTCAATGACCTGTAACTTGGTTAGTTCGGCAACTCTTTTTACAAGTCTTTGTGCGTCGCCGCCAAATCTTAACATTTCGAACAACTTTTTAGAATCTGAGTTGGTGAGATCTCCCATCTCTTTTATCTTGTTCGCAAGTTGCTCCAATACCCAAGTATTTATTTTTTCTTGCCTGTCCACTATTGGTTGAACAAGCTTGTCGTAAGAATCTTCGCTTAGCGTCATCTAACTTCCCCAAAAATTACCTTACATACGGTTCTCCCGTGATTTCTTCGTAGCGTTCAGCAGTGATCTTGCCGCTTGCCACGTCAACCTTGAAAAGAGCCTTGACATCATCGAGCCATCTTGCAGGCACGTCATTTATGGTCTTTGTTCCTGCGTAAATCGAACGATAGAATACCTTTGCCATTGTCTCAACCCTCCATTTCTGCTATGATGCCTGCCAGTTCCTCAACAGCCGCCGTAAGTTCCTCGATGGATACCGTTCCCTCGCTCGGGGCAGTCTCCTCTTCCCTTGCAGGAACCGTACCCCACGGAGAGAACACGTACTTGTCCGGGTCTTCAGCGTCCTGTAAGTAACGCCCTGCGGAATAATCCACGGCATCCTTGTCTTCAAGTTCGTTACCGTTAATGTCGTAAAACTTCATTTGACTTACCTCCTTTAAGTGAGTCTTCCAACGCGCCTCGTGAATGGTGTGTTGGATAAAATGTAACGCTTCTTTCCCAGAGCGTCCAGGATAGGATGTCCCGTTGCTTTGACTGCTACGCTACTATTCGGAGACTGTCCGAAAAGTTCCTCGTACAACTTATGTGGTCGCAAGGTACTTTTTCATCCATCCGGCTACCGCCTACTTCAACAGGATAAGCGGGGACACGCAAGCCAAATCGGTCACACCGCCGTTGTTGAGAATGCCGCGCGTGGTCAGATCCGCCGCCTGCGAGGCGCTCAGCACGTCTCTTAGCCAGACCGTTACGTTTCCGTAAACCTGGTTGGGTCTCACATTTCTGAATAATGCAAGCTGCTCATAAGCCTCCCCTATGTCAAAGTGGCTTCCGCTTATCTCCGTGCCGCACATCTGCGCAGTGCTCATGGCCTCACCGTAGGAGTCCGCAGTCCACACCCATGAGGACGCTTTCCCGCTTGCCACTGCTGCTGAGAGCAAAACCTGGTGAGAGATCATGTGGCTCGTCCCAAGCACGCTCTTTAATGCCGTAATGACTTTCTGGATCGCTACACGCAGGTTTGAGGACGCATATGCTCCATCCGTATTCGAGTCGTTCCATTTGCCAGTAAGCCCTTCCACATATACCACACAAGCAATATTCGGGGTGTTCACCATAGCGTAGGAGCTATACCCAAAAAATGCGTTTGCGTGGGCGAAGATGATATGTGCCACCCTTGCTGTACCATCAATCGTGATGGTTTTCTTAATCTGCATTCCGAGGTCGTAGTCATCGAAATCGCAGGCGGCAATCTTCTGTGAAAGAGTGCCGTTGTCAAAGTCTGCCGTCACATCGGTGCCGTTGGCTGCCAATACGTCAAGCCCGTTCCAGTTGCGGTCTACCCTGTGGTTGAAAGCAACGGCGGAAACCGCATTTATGCCTGCTTTTGCCGCTCTGTTTGCAATTGCTTGTGTTACTGCATTAATGGACTGAACAATCATTTGTCCGGTACCGTCTGTCATTAAAAATTCGCTTGCAGTTGCCACTTTTTTATCCTCCTGTTTGTTTAATTAGTTGTTATTGTCTGTATAACTTTCCCGTTTTGCAGGGAAAAACCAAGTTCCAAGGCCAGTATCTTTTGCGCCAAGGTCAATATCTGTTGCGCCAAAGTCGTGGGTAAAACATTGGTTCCAGACACGATGGAATCCCCGATTGCAATGGCGGTAATCGCTTCGTATAGGTCACCATCAACCAATATCAGATCGTCAACTGAATGCGCCGCCGTTGCCGTGTCACCTTCTGTAACCGTCGTCACGTCCGCAAACAACTTTACTATGTTTATTTTGTTCGCTTGCGAATCCTCGTACGCCGCTTTCCCACGATCTCCACGGTATGCGGTAGACGAGGTTTCTCCCAGCGTAAGCAATGGTGGCAGCTGACTTGACGGTACCTTCCCCGTGGAGTCCAGTTCTGCAACGCCGTTCGCCGCCCCTTTTTCACTTGTTGCGACCTTGTCATTAAGCAAGTTATTAACTTCCGTTTTTGTATAATAATTGGACAGATCAACAGAAGCGTTTCCCAAATTGCACCATTCACCATCAATGTACATATGCATGGAAAATGTGTTAGCTGATTCAGAAACTTGCATCAAATAAATGACCCGGGACAATCCAATTAACGGCAGTTCTGACACCACACTCGTTAACACGTACGGCAAATTCATTGGAATGGTATCGTGTGTGCTGTCGGTATATGTGATCACAAGCTGTTCGTTTTCGTTCATTACAATGTTGGATATTCCACGTCCGTCATTACCATTAAGAATATCCATGATAGACGTTTGTGACGTTCCGTCATCTAAATACCACGCAAAGGTAACACGCTTGCCCACAACTTCGCCGCTTTGAACAATGTCAGTTATGGAATCAATGGTACAATTTTTACCCTTAATAATTCCGCCGCCACTTAAAGATTCATCAGTGTATTTTTTGGAAAGGGCTACCGCTTGATTGCGAGCCATGGTTGGATTTAACGACATATTAATACCCCTCCCCTCCCATAATCACAGCCAACTCCAAGTTCCGTCAGACTTGCGGAACGCCATTTCACCGGATGCCGTCATAACGTCACTTCCCTGAGCTATTTGATATCCGGTTAGTTTTCCTTCAAAATTCACGTCATTTGAGACTTCTGACTTGGTATCTGCAAACAACGACACTTTCATTTCCTTTTTAACGGAATCTAATTCCATAGAATCGAGTCTAATCATGCGTACCCCCTTTTCAACATTATATAACAAATCCCATTAAGATACAATTTAATTTTTCTGGGAAGCCTTAACGGCAGCGCTCTGCGAAACCAAAGACGACTCCATCATTAAGTTTTCTTCCATGGATTCCTGACTTTCCTGCTGAACCTGTTCCAAAGCTTCCCGTGCCTGTCTTTCAGTTTCACCAAAATACCACCGTCTAAGCTCAAGCTTGGAACAAATCCCGTTTTGCATCAATGTTAATCTTTTGTTCAATTCCTCATTCACGTCCACAAGAATGCTGTCATCCCATTCAAAGGACACGTCCCACTGACCCTTTCTACCATCCTGAGGAACTCCGTTGATTAAAGACACGTCACCAACAACATTGTACAGGGTACAGTACACGTCCATGATGTAAATCACGTCCCGAAGCGTTTCTTCAAGTGCATTCTGTATGCTTCGAATGGTTTGAAACGAACGCTGTTTTAAGATTTTAAGTTCCGTGGCTGTTCTTGCCTCGGTAGCAGCATCTGAAAGAGTCCCTCTACTTATGCCGCAAATGTCCTCAATGCGCATTAATATCGTATTCAACCCCTGAATGTAAGAAGAATCCCGAAGCGTTGGAGTAAAAGGGTTGTACGTGTCCCCCTGCGATCCAAGATCAACCTTTCGCATCAACCGTTCCTGCAAGTAAGGTCTGTGCGTGTGTTGCATTTGTCCGTCCGGAGCGTCTTCCAATCTCAGAGCGTCGCGGTCAATGTCAATTGCCATTTCGCCCGCCTCGTATTCCCATAACAGACGACTGTACTGCATGTCAGCGTCCCGTATGTTTTCAACGGCTCTTGCAAAACCGCTTACTCCAAGCGGGGACGTTAAGTCAACCGTGTTTGCCTCGGGCATCCTAAAATATGCAAACAACGGTTTTGACACGTTTTTAATCGTGGTTGAAGGTTCCAAGTCCGCCCATTGTGAAACTTGACTCAGTGGAACTTCTTTTCCAAGTTCAACTTCTGACAAGCAACTTGTAGATGAATTTGTCATGGACTTAAAAGCCTTGTTTACTATTTTTACTTCGTTTCCAGTCCACTTGTGATATTCAAGGCGACGGTAAACAACATTTCTTTCCAAATAGGAATCCAAGAAAGCCGCTTCCGTAATGTTACCGGATGCGTCAAATGCAAGAGGGTAAAAGCAATCCGCCTGCACGAAATCAAATTCGATGGCCGCTTTTCCGTACTCGTCCTCCTGTCCTGCCTTGTTGAAAACCACGTATGGCTTTATTACAAGTCCACCCTTTGCAATGGCAAACTCAAGCTGCCTGTGCAATTCCTTTTTTAGCTTTTTATACTGTGACTCCAGAAACTCTGCTCTTGCCGTGCTCGTAATCGGAACTTCTTCTATGAGAGTTTCGGGCGGAACGGAATACGGCATTTGAATTTCATTTCCAAATTGATCAAACGCCACGTTAGGTTTTCCTGGATAGTCTGGATTTGGTTTCTCAACTTCCTTCACTGGAGTAGTTATCTCACTTTCAAACTCCAGTAAAACCATTCTTGCCTTTTCACTTGCGATTAATGCCGGCAACCCAAGTGAAACAACGCGAACGGGATTGTCCGAAGCCGGTTCGTGAAGCCATGGTGCCCTGTTCTTGTACATATCGGACCACAATTGAATGGCTTTCTCCATTTCAGTTGAAACAGCGGGAACAACGTGGAGTTCCTGCTCAATGGTTTTGATTCCTATCATTTTTTGTAATATCTCCTTTAACTTGTCCTTTATAATTAACCAAAAAGACATTTACTTTTTACTCCTTTTTTGTTTTACATGCATATAGATTATATCATTTTTATTTTCAATTTTAGAAACTGTAAAATCTACTTTATTTGACCACAAAACTTCCTGAGAAGAAATTGGAGTATCGGAAATATTTTTAATACCCATGGCTATACGGTTTTTATCATCATTTACTAAAATAACAGAATTGGACGTTACGTCTGTAGAAAATGCTTGTGCAACTCCGGAATCCGCCGACCACGAAATCCCATCTGCCCTGGTATTTAATGTAGACCCAACTGGATGCTGATGTAGAAAAATACTTAATTCGAAAGTACTGTTGAACCATAATCCACGATATAAAGTACCTCCATTATATAATATAGATTTCGGGGCATTCTCAATAAAATTAGAAATTTTATTCCCCAAACTTATTCCTCCAAAAGAACTTGTGACATAATCATCTAATCCACTTTGAAAATTTGTTCCATTTATGCCCTGCCTATTGGCCTCTGCCATAAAGGCGGATAGTGTAACCATACCGTCATTTGTCCTTGTCGTTATAGAAGAACCTTTTCCAACACTTCCCATAATCTTAATTTCCTTTTCTTTGCCAATACTTTTCAAGTGCATAACGCACTGCATCAATTGAATGATTATTCTCGTCCGGATATGAGCTGATAAAATTGCCATCCTTGTCCTGCTCATATTCGTACGTGCTAAATTCTTTCCATGTTTCCGGGCAATGTTTACGGTCAATGTAAATGTGGTTTAACCCTTGCAACCACTTTATCCCGTACTCTACGGAATCCGGCCCTTTGATTGCTTGTCGAATGTACGCTCCGAACGCCTTGAAATCGGCCGTTACAAACGTTCCCCCGCCACCGGAATCCGCTGTCAACAATTCATTCTTGGTTATAAGCTTCTTCTTTTCATACAACTCTTTGAATATCTGAACGCTACGACTTTTGATAGTCGTGTATTCCCTATATATGTATATGTCGTGGCGCGTTTTGTCAAAATACAATTTAACAAACCTCGTAGGATCAAGGGCGAATCCCCAGTCAATGCCGTTGTATATCCTGTCAAATGTTGCCCACAAAGGAACCTTTTTAACTACGTTACCATAAGAATCATGCTGGTCAACAGGTTTATCCATGTCCAATTTGCATGCATTTGGAAACACGTCACCGCCTGTTCCTATTGCCTGTCCAAGATACTCGTGAACGTACGCTCTTTCATTTTTTCTCTTTAGCTCCTCGGCTTCAAAAATAAACTCCTCTCCAAGCCATTCCCGTGGAACATCTAAATAAGTATTGCGAACAACCAAAGTATCCGGGCTATCCACCTCGGCATCCTCGGCATATTCATTGGCCCAGTTGTTCTTAGAAATTGGAGGATTAAAGGTTCGAAAATCCCAAAACACATCTCCTCCACGCTTCGTGGATTGCGTTACCTTTCTTAATTCATTTTTCCCGGCATACTGATCCAACTCCTCAAACCACGTAATGCCTATGTACCCGAAAGGCGCTTTTACGGACTTAATCTTGTTTGGATCATCCAAACCCATAAAAAATATCTGCTGTCCAGTTGGTTTATATACTATGGGAGTTGCATACGTCTTAGGGATGTGAAAAAGGCTTTCCAGTCCAAGCTGATATATGCCCCACGTGATCTGTGCAAATATGGACTTTTGAATTGTGTTTCCAACTTTGCGAAAACATACCGCATTCACGTTCGGAAAATTTATCACCAAAAGCGGAATAACAACTCCAACAAAGCTCGACTTCGTGGAGCCGCGCCCGCCCGCAAGAACGTACGTCGAATGCCCATGCGTCATAACGTCCAAGAGGACGGGCTTATAAGACGGTATTATCGTTTCCGCCATGTTTATGCGAACTTCGGGCACTTACTTGCAGCTCCTGCCTTCAGCTTTGCCATACAAGCAATAATGGTCATAATACTTCTTCCAGTCGTTGCCAAAAGCCCTGTCCAGATCTGAATATTTCTTCCTGTACAACTGAGGGTCAAAATCTTCATGCGCCTGTCTATGTTCCGTCATGCCACAATAATAGAAGTGCTCGAACAGCTTGGCATTTTTGTCTGAACCCAAATGCTTGTTGCAGTAGTCCGTAACAGCAAGTCTAACGTCCGTTTGCTTTTTGGCATAGAAATTGGAATCAAAAACGTCATTGTAATTAATTCCAGTCACCACATATTTGGAATCTTGCGTTTGTTCAGCAACGACGTTCACAACGGAACTGACAGAAGAGGACTTTGAGAAGACTTCCGTGTAAAATTTGTCCATGTCCACGTTTCCGTTTATCCCGTTCACTTTTCCCTTGCTTGAATACTGCCACACGTCCACCTTTCCAAATTTTTCGGGATAACTGGCGCTCCAACACGCCAACCACAACTTAACGCCGGGAACGGCCTGTTGAATTCTGTTCCAATCGAAATATCTGTTCAAGTAGTCAACGTTAGTGTACACTCCGGGGATGTACCCAAGTTGAGAAACTCGCTGACAAAACGCAATGGCTTGCGCCGTTGCAAGTTCCCTTCCAATGACCACGCCATGCTTTCTGGCATAGTCAACTGAATCATATTCCAAGTCCGCCCATATAACTGTTTCATTAAAATGTTTTGAAACCGCCTGAACTGCATATTCAGCTTCCGCAGCTGCGTCGTTAACAGTCAGGGAGTACAAAAACCAATAAGCGGAAACGGAAATCGCCGCCTTTCTTGCCTCAACGGCGTTCCTATGAAATTGCTTGTCAATCCCGTTTTTTCCATACCCTGCCCGAAGAACTGCGCATTGAATGCCGTCCATAAGGACGTTTTCCCAGTTAATCAATCCTTGCCACGCCGAAACGTCGATTCCCTTTTTCATTTTTCACCTCCGTTATAATTCATTGAAGAAATTCCCAGTAACGCGCCCAAAAATGCGTCAGCCGCAGTAATTGTTCCAACCACCTGCTCGCCGTACGGCAATCCCCAAATACCTGACAACGCAAAGTAAAACGTTCCAGCGGCAGGCAGAACCACTTGTGCCACAAACTTGAGAACGTCGTAAGTTTTATTGCTCATTTTTAACTTCAACTACATCACCCTCCTTATTCACTACTGCACTCCAGTCCAATACAATTTTAATCGGTTCCGACTTGTCGTTTGCCGCGTTCAAGTGCTTGTCCAAAGTTTGAAGCTTGGAAAGCTCCTGTGCGGCCTTGGTTCTCTCCGATATTGGAGTTTCCAAACCAAACTGGTCTTTTTCCTCTCCACGCATAACCCTTGTAAGGTACTGCCTAATTTCCACGGCATTGGCTATGCTGGCTTCTTCAAGCCGTTTTAACCTCCAGGCAATTTCATCCGTGATGTAACTTTTATTTAGCAGTGTTTGTGCATACTGCCCCGGAGCTTTCGTCTTATATCCGGCTCCAATAACTGCTTGTCTTTGATTACCATGCTCCACGTATAAGTCTATAAATTTTGCTTCCAGTGCCGTCAATACATGGCCATCGTGGGTAAAATAATCCCTTGTTTTCTTTCTTCTTCCCGTATTTGAATTTTTCTCTCTTTCCTTCTTCTGTTCCATAATACCTTACTTCTTCTTTTTAACAATGGATTTTTTTGATTGGTTTTGTTTTACATATCTACTTGGACTTCCTGCCGGCCTTACTGCACCGCCTCCGGATGTAAACCTATCATTTGGATTAATATTTTGTCCTTTTTTATTTTTTTCCATTTTTTCACCTCCTTTAATACATTTCAACTTCAAATTTTATTTTTTTATATCTTCTGGACCCCGATCTTCCCAATCCTCCCGGATAGGTAACATTTACAATTCGATAATTCTGCGCTGGTGCTAAAACAACTTCTCCTGACTTTCCGCCCGCTCCTTTATCTCCTGTAAATAATCCTTTTGCTGTTGAAGGAGCCTTGATTTCTATTTCAACTGCCTTATCTGTAAACGGTGCCCCTTTATTTGGAGCATTTTTGAACCCATTATAAGACGCTGATACCAATTGATCTAAACTAAATGATTTTCCTTTTAAGGAAGCAAGTTGACTGTCACTCAAATTTTCAAAACTTCTGGAATTTAGAAACGATGCTCCTATTGCATTTCCAATTCCATCCACCATACTAACTCTTCCAAAGTGAGTTAACAATAAATTTTTACCTAAATTATGCATCCCATCCATCATTCCATCTAACATTGTTTGTTCTCGTTTTGTCAACTGTAAACCATTTTCCATTTTATAATTTAGATTTTGAGATTTTGAATATAAAGTTCCTCGAACTTGCTTTGGATCTACATAATCATCCAAAGCCTTCAATGTTTTTTTACTAAAATTTTGTTGTGATAATAAAGCTGTTTCATCTGCATCCGATAACTGTGTATAAACAACAGGTGGCGGGGCTGAATTTACATTTTGACTTCGACTTGTTCCTTTTCCAATACTTCCCATATTATTTTTTCCTTTTCTTTGA